TGCCCTAGGGCAGGATTGGATCACCTCTTGGATGAAGCAACAGGCGGTTTCAAGCATAAGCAAGAAACCTGTTCATACAGGTAGATTGGGCTTTTCAGCCGAACCTGCCGGTAAGACTAGGATTTTTGCAATTGGAGATTACTGGTCACAATTATCTTTGAAGCCTTTACAACTTTCGTTGTATCGGACGCTACAATCAATTAGTACGGATGCGACTGCAAACCAAGATAAAGGTTTTTCAACCCTTATCAAGGAAAGTATGTCTCATCCCACTTATTGTTTTGATCTCTCATCAGCTTCAGATAGGATCCCTGCATTTATGCAGAGAACCCGTCTTAGACTAATGGCAGGTCGACATGTAGCTGATAATTGGTACAAAGTAATGACAAATAGGGATTTCTATGTTAAAGCCAGAGGGCATAGCGTAAGATGGGCCGTTGGTCAACCATTAGGTTTACTTTCGTCTTTTCCTAGCTTTGCTCTATGGCACCACGACATCGTCCAACTTTCTGCTAATTGGGAGAATTTTCATAGAGGGAAACCTCTACGATTCTTCAAACAATACAGAATATTGGGAGATGACATTGTGATATTTAACACAGAAGTAGCACGACGCTACCAATGGTTATTAAGAAAGATTGGTCTTACGATCAACATTTCGAAATCAGTCATTGGTGATACGAGGAATTCCCAAATAGAGTTTGCCAAAAGGCTAGCTCTAAGGGGGAAAGAAATGTCATCAATCAAACATAATATATTATCTAAGGATAGCAGATTAGATCTGTTAGACTTAGTTGATCTATTAGGTAAGAGAGGTTTCATTTCTCCTGATGTAGGCCATCACGGTCTATCAAAGGTCCTTAAATCAAAGGAACTTCAAACCTTTCAATTTATGATATGGTTAAGATTATCTAGTGAGCCCGCATTTACATGCAGTAACCCACCCGTGACAATCACCCGCAAAGATATTATCCAAAGGATAATTTCTAAACGGACCCAGAGCATAATAGAGAAAGCAATGAAGATAAAACCACTAGATATGGAAACTATGTTTCCTCGTCTAGTAGACGGTTTTAAATCCATTAGCGTACCTTGTGATGGGAAGGTCTTGGCAGATAGGAGTATTGGGGACCTTTCAGGTTCCCATCCTATTGTGCTTGCTTTAACTCAGACTTCACGAGAACTACAATTTCTTATGTTCTCAGTGCTGGATGATTTAGAGCCAGACACTGTTGCTCCGGTTGAATACTTACCAGTAGTATCGAGCGAAAGTTACTTTCACGATAGAAATACCGTGAATAGATATCTTAGCAAGATAATACTAGAGTCATTCCATGAGGCTCTGGATGAACAAAACCTGACAAAATGATATTCTATAGACCTAGGGTCTACACCGGGAAATAATAGGTGTAGTGGCAAAGCCGAGCTAGAGAAAGCAGACA